GGATTATTAATGGAGGCGTAACTAGTGCTTTTTATTTTTCGATATAATGTTATATTGTAAAATAGGTTTTATTAGATACAATGGACTTTCAATTTTATCTAATATCATTAGCAACTCTTCATTGTGTTGACCAATAAGTAATTTATATAATTGGCAAATATCATCTAAATTAATACCTTGTTGAGCGAAGTATTTTAAACATATTAAACCTGTTCGAAGTCTTCCAGTTTCGTCAATTTCTAGATATGTTTCTAAAATATCACCAGTAAACAGGATGAGATCGTCTCGATAACTGATCTCAATAAAATTAAATTTCCACATTATATTTTTCCTTTATTTTTATATATCCAAAAATGGGGATATATACTTTAACAATAATTTAATCAAATTTACATAAATTTTATGTCTATATTCAATAGAATTTTTAACACAAAAGCTTCAGTTGCTCCTGTAAATGAACCTTTGCCAAATGTAACGATTAATTACAATCGTAGGATTTTAACAAATTCTGAGCAAGATATTTATAAAATTTATAAAGATTCTTCTCTTTTACAATCGTGCGTAAATCTTTTTACAAATGAATTTCTATCTGCACCATTAAAACCTTATGTTAATGATAAACAAAGTGAAAATATTGCTTTAGATATTTTTACAATTGATATATTAAAAGAACTTATATTTCAAATACTTTTAGCTGGTACTGGGTTTTTATATAAAATAAGAAACTCAGCAGGTCAACTCGTTAACGTTCAAGTACTTTCAGGTTTTCATATCACTAAAACTTTTGATCAAAATGGATATATCAAAGACTGGCAGTACCAAACCGCAAAAGGAACCTTTACCATTGCAACAGATGACTGTATTGGATTTAGTTGGTTTTCTACCAACCCAGATGACAAGGATTTCGGGATATCTCCTATACTACCAGTGTCTGGATCTGCAACACAAATTATCGAACTTCAAAGATTTGTCACGGAAATGACAGAAAATGATTTTGTACCCAGAACTATTTTGAGTGCTCCTACTGAAACAAACCTGACATATACTCAGCAGAAACTTATTATGGATTCTGTTCGTGAAGAGTTCCAAAATAATAATGGAAGTATTAAAGTGTTAAATGGCGGATGGACTTTAAACCGCTTGAGTCTGGGGTTGGATGATTTAGATATTAGTGCTCTAAGGATTGTTCCAGAAACTGATATCTGCAATTCATTCCAAATTCCTGTAACACTTATACAAACTATCGCTGGACAAAATAATTCTACTTACAATAATGTAGAAACTGCTCGTAAATTCTTTATTCAAAATACAATATCTGGATTTTGGTCAAAAGTAGAACAAATAATTAATAGCAATTTTAGTTACGAATTTCCATCACAGCCTGAATGGTATTTTGAAACAGCCGATCTTGCATCTATGCAAGAGGATAATGCAGAGAAATTTTCTAGATTAAATGCTTTATTTCAATCCAATGTTATTTCTCGTAGTGAATTTAGAGCAGAATTAGATCTAGAGGACATTGATGGCGGAAGTGCTGTTTACTATCAGACTCTTTTAAACCAATCAACCACAGCGACTGTAGAGCCATTAGAACCGATTGTAGAACCGATCGTAGCAATTGCATCACAACCAGTTAAAAGAAAAAGGGCAAAAGTGGTAAAGAAATAATTTGTATTAAAAATCCATATATATACACACTATGAAAAACGAAATACAAAATAAAGCCTTTCAGACTACTTTCAGTGAAGACACTGAAGGACTTATTTCTGCGTACGTTTCAGTATATGGCAACGTCGACAGTGCTAATGAGAGTTGCGACTATGGTTGTTTTAAAGACGCTCTTGCATACAAATTACCAGTATTTTGTTTATATCATAACTGGGAAATGCCAATTGGTGTTGTATTAAAAGCAGAAGAAATACCAGCTGGAGATGAAAGATTACCTGAGAACATTAAAAACTTGGGTGGATTATACATAGAAGCTCAAATTAATCTTGATAAACAACTAGGCAGGGATGCATGGAGTGATATAAAGCTAGGTGTACTTACAGAGTACTCAATAGGATATGTAGTTCAAGAATCTTTTGTTGACAAAGATGGAGTGAAACATTTAACTAAGGTAGATTTGATTGAAGCAAGTCCAGTTGTTAGAGCAGCTAATAGATTAACAAGCACTGTTGAAATTAAATCTGCTGTTGATGATACATCACAAAAAACACAAATAAATAGAAAACAAATGAATGAATATTTAGAAAGCATCCAAATGCATTTAGTGGAAGCAATGGCTCCATTAGATTCATTAAAAACAGAAATGGCGTCTCAAGGTATTTTAGGAGGTGAATTAGAAGACAAGTTTAATGCTCTTGCAGATCCTTTGCAAAATGCGTTAGGTTTTCTTGATGATCTAAAAATAATGCTAACAGAAGAAGGACTTCTTGAAACTTTATCTTATGAAGAAGAAGAAGAAGAAGAAGCAGATGGAACGAAGGACATGCACACAGAGGGCACTTTGTCTTCTTTAACAGAAATTTTAACTGGTTTAACAGCTTTAGAAAATGAAGAAGTTACTCCTATTATAGAAATGGTTCAAACATTAATTACCATGATAGAAAGTGAAGAAGAACCAATGGTTGAAGTAACTGAAACGGCTGATTTATCTAAAGCGGTAGATGGGGCTAACTTAAGCGAAAAGACAGAATTGGAAACATTATTCACAAAATATCTCGAATCACAATTTAAATAAATAATACTATGAATATTGAAAATCAATTAAAAACAAAAAAAGCTAGATTATTAGAACTTGGTTCCAATATCTCTGCTTTAAATACTTCTGAGAAATCAGAGTTCAAAGGACTTTGTACAGAAGTAGAATTATTACAAGAAGCAGTTAATGTTTCTCAAAAAAATGCAATGCCTATTGGCGAATCTAAATCCTTAACTCCAGCTGGTACATTTACTAATTCACCTGAATATAAATCTGCTATCACAAAATGGACAAAAGGTATAAGCACTCAAATTGAAGGCGTTACTGTTGACATGAAAACATTGTTAACAAACGCTGGAATGGCAACTACTTCTATTCGCTCAAACTTTATTGGTTATACTGCAAATGAAACACCAAGAGTAATTGATCTATTTGCAACAATTACAATTAATCAGCCTTCATACTTATTCTTAAAAGAAACTACTTTTACAAATGGTACAGAACCAATTGCAGAAGGTGCAGCTAAACCAGAATCAGCTTTTGCTTTTACTGAAACAACTGTAACTGCTCGTAAATTAGCTTCACACATACCTGTAACATCTGAAGCATTAGCTGATGTTGCAAATGCAGAATCAATTATCAATGATAGATTGCTAACTATGTTCAGATTAAAAGTTGAACATCAGTTAATTAATGGATCTGGTGTAGCTCCTGAGATGAATGGCTTGTTAACCTTATCTGGTATACAAACACATACACTTGGTGCTGATACAATTATTGATGCTGTAAAGAAGATGGCAACCAAAGTAGAAACAGTTGCTTTTGCAACTCCAAATGCTATCGTTATGCATCCTGATTTATGGACTACAATTGTTTTAAACAAAGATGCTGAAGATAAGTATTACTTCCAAGGTCCAATTTCAGCTGAAACAAAAACAATGTGGGGAATTCCAGTAATTACAACTACATTTATCCCAAGTGATAAAATCATAGTTATCGACACTACACATTTCGCTTTAGTTTTACGCCAAGATGCGACTTTCTCAACTGGTGTTATCAATGATGATTTTACTAAGAACATCCAAAGAATCTTAGTTGAAGGCAGAATGAATTTAGCTGCACATCGTCCAGCTGCTTTATGTTTAATGGATATAACTCCATAAGCTGTTATAAATCAACGACTTAATATAAACCTCAATGATTAATTTCATTGAGGTTTTTTTATAAAAAATCAAATTAAAAACTTTTTGTAATTTTTATCTATAATCTTTTGTAAAACGAAATGTTTTACGCACAACATATCATGCCTACCTAACCCAAGTCTACTAGCTTGGGTTTTTGTTTTGGATTTTGATATATACTTTATAAATTTTAAACTCCTAAAATGCCAAAATACTACCGATCCGATCGTGGAAGTCGTCAAGAAATTCGGTTTCGTGATATTGATGCTAATTCAGAACCATTAAATGGTGAATTATTTGTTGCTGACGACAAATTAGTTATTAGATTACAAGACGAAAACTTTATTGTAGCTCCACCTGAATTTGCTGGAACTCAAGGCACGCAAGGATATCAAGGACCTACAGGTGCTCAAGGTTTCCAAGGCAGTGTTGGATCTCAAGGTAGTCAAGGCAATCAAGGATTTCAAGGGTTTCAGGGCTTTCAAGGTAGCTTAGGTCCACAAGGTGTTCAAGGTGCACAGGGTGATAAAGGTAATAAAGGCGATCAAGGGTTTCAGGGAGATGTAGGTGCTCAAGGTGATCAAGGTAATCAAGGACCACAAGGGTTTGGTTTACAAGGTGTTCAGGGCGAGAAAGGTGATCAAGGTTTCCAAGGAGCTGTAGGTTCTCAGGGCAGCAACGGAAGTCAAGGATTACAAGGACAACAAGGCCCAACAGGTTATCAAGGTTCTCAAGGAGAAACAGGTGCTCAAGGTACTCAAGGGTCAACTGGAGAAAATGGATCTCAAGGTGCCCAAGGTGCCCAAGGTAATACAGGAACTCAGGGTGATACAGGAGCTCAGGGTGATACAGGAACGCAAGGTTTTCAAGGTGATGTAGGAGCTCAGGGTGATACAGGAACGCAAGGAGATACAGGTGCTCAAGGATTCCAAGGTGATGTAGGAGCTCAGGGTGACCAAGGAGCTCAGGGTGACCAAGGAGCTCAGGGTGACCAAGGAGCTCAGGGTGATACAGGAACGCAAGGAGATACAGGAGCTCAGGGTGACAAAGGAGCTCAGGGTGACCAAGGAGCTCAGGGTGATACTGGTGCTCAGGGTGATACAGGAGCTCAAGGAGATACAGGAACGCAAGGTTTTCAAGGTGAAATTGGTCCACAAGGCGACCAAGGTTTTACTGGTTCTCAAGGTATTACAGGCGACCAAGGCCCTCAAGGTTTCCAAGGTGATGCAGGTGCCCAAGGTGATACAGGTTCACAAGGTTTCCAAGGTGATACAGGATCTCAAGGTGCTAATGCACTATGGAATTTTACAGGTGCATATTCTGGTGGTGCTGCTTATGCAATTGGAGATGTTGCAACATATGCTGGACAAACATGGTATCGAATAAATGCTCATGGCGGAAATGTTGGTGATACACCTTCAGAAGGTGCGTATTGGACATTATTAGCAGAAAAAGGTGTTCAAGGGGATGCAGGAGCTCAAGGTGATTCAGGAACTCAAGGTTTTCAAGGTGATGTAGGTGCTCAAGGAGCAACTGGTAGCCAAGGTGATACAGGATCTCAGGGTGATACAGGAACTCAAGGTTTCCAAGGCGATGTGGGAGCTCAAGGAGCAACTGGTAGCCAAGGTGATACAGGAACTCAAGGTGCCCAAGGTGATACAGGAGCTCAAGGTGATACTGGTGCTCAAGGCGACCAAGGAACTCAAGGAGCAACTGGTAGCCAAGGTGATACAGGAACTCAAGGTTTCCAAGGTGATACAGGAGCTCAAGGCTTTCAAGGTGATACTGGTGCTCAAGGCGACCAAGGAACTCAAGGTTTCCAAGGGGCAACAGGAGCTCAAGGTGATGCAGGAACTCAGGGAGCACCTGGAGCTCAAGGAGATACTGGTAGCCAAGGTGATGCAGGAACTCAAGGAGCAACTGGTAGCCAAGGTGCTATGGGTGCTCAAGGTGATGCAGGAACTCAAGGACCACAAGGAAGTACAGGAAGCCAAGGCACAACAGGCGACACAGGTGTTCAAGGAGCAACTGGTGCTCAGGGTGATGCAGGAGCTCAAGGAGCAACTGGTGCTCAAGGAGTACAAGGTTCAAGTGGTTCTGCAACTGCTCCTGATGTTCAAGAATTTTCTTCTTCAGGTACATGGACAAAACCAGCTGGTGCTAAAGAAGTTCATGTTTATGGTATTGGTGGTGGTGGAGGTGGAGGTAGCGGACAGAAAGCGGCTACTACTTCTGGTAGAAGAGGTGGAGGTGGAGGTACTGGTGCAGTAATATCCTATCTCATTTTTCCTGAATCACAAATTACTTCTCCTGTATCTATTACTATTGGTGCTGGTGGTGTTGGAGGTGCTGGAGCTACTGGATCAGCAAGCAGTGGTATAGATGGTTCAGATGGAGGTAATACACTTTTTGGAGCATATTTATGTGCACAAGGGGGGCAAGGAGGTTTAAGAGGACAAGCTTCAGCAACTTCTAGAGATGGGAAAATGTCAGCAGGGGGATTATTAATGCAAGTTGGAACATTAGCCACTGGAACTATTGCTGTTGGATTATCAGGCGCAGCAGGTCTGGGATCAAACACCGATGTAACTGGTGGTAGTGCACCTTCAAATTCTTTTGCATGTGGTGGAGGCGGAGGTGGAGGTGGAAATCAAGCAAACAGTGTTGGTTCTGTACAAGGAGGAAGTGGTGGTCAAATTGAATGGTTTCGTTTATCACCAACAGGAGTGTCAGGGGGCACAGGAACATTAAATGGAGCAGGTGCTCCTGGAAATACAGGGACTTTTGGATATTTTAAAATTGGTACTGGTGCAGGTGGTGGTGGGAGTAAAAACTCAGTTGGAGCTGGGTATGCAGGTGGTGTAGGTGGTTATCCAGGGGGCGCAGGTGGAGGTGGAGGAACTCATTCTAGATCTGATTCTGCTACAGGCGCAGGTGGTGCAGGCGGAGGTGGCGCAGTTTTTGTTATAACTTATTTCTAAAAAAAAACTTTTCTACTATGTCAGATAGATATGCAATCATTGATAATGAAACTAAATATATTATCAATATTATTATGTGGGATGGTGTTTCTCTTTGGACACCACCAGAAAACACAACTGTAAAATTATTTTCATCTTTAACAGAAGAAGAAATGTTATTTCCTCCTCAAAGAGATGAAACATTTTAAGATATAAAGCACCATTTTAACTTAACATCAATAATATGCAAATACCAGATAAAGGACTTAGAGGATCACGAAAAGAGGTTAGATTTCGTAAATTAAATGAAAATGAAGAACCGCTTCCATACGAACTTTATCTTAAAGAAGTTGAAGGAACAGAGCGTCTTAATTTTATTATTCAAGACACAGAAAATCCTGGTGAATATATTGATTATCAAATTGTGCCTTCTACATCAAACGGTAGTCAAGGTCCTCAAGGAACGCAAGGCTCCCAAGGAAGCCCAGGAACTGGTACTCAAGGGTTTCAAGGGGTTCAAGGCGCAACTGGTAATGTTGGAACTCAAGGACAGCAAGGACCAACTGGTTATCAAGGTCCGACAGGTGCAAATGGTAGTCAAGGAGAAATTGGTAGCCAAGGTGCAATTGGTGCTCAAGGTTCTCAAGGCACACAAGGGGCAGAAGGTCCTGTTGGAAATACTGGAGCTCAAGGTTTTCAAGGCACGCAGGGTACTCAAGGCTTCCAAGGATCAGGTGTGCAAGGTGCTCAAGGTACACAAGGTGTTCAAGGAGCTACAGGTTCTTCAGGAGGTTCAGGAACAATTGTATTAAAACAACTTATAGATCAATCGTCAAGCGATAACACTACATGGATTAGTTCAACATATCTTACTACAAGTGCTTTAACCGTTGGAATAAGATATTATTATAAAGCCTTTTTGTTTTGTTCAGCTGATGTTGCTGATGACATGAACATACTTTATGCTGGAAATCTTGTAGATTTACCAAGTGCACTTGATAACCACGTAACAGGTGTTGCTGGAGATCTTTTTTACAGACGAGATAGTGATGGCATAACGTACAGATCTTTAAATTTTGCTACTGGGGGAGCAGGAATGATGATATCAGAAGGAATATTTGAACTTTCATCTGGAACAAGTTTTACTGTTCGATTTAGAAAAAATACTGATAGTACTGCCATTGATTCTAAACTTCTAAGAGGTTCTTATCTAGAAATTACTGAAATAGGATAAATAC